TTGAGATGTCGTAGAGGGAGCGCAGGGAGAGGGCCGCAGCCGTTATCTTGATGTTTGCAGACTGCGATATGAGGCCGTCATCGGACGTTATGCGGATGCGCACAGTATTCAGGCCGGACTGTAACCATGGGCCCACATCGAAAGAGTTGAATCCCTGTGTCACAATCTTACGGTCAACGACAGCACCGCCTACAATCAGCTCGGCGGTACCTCCATATTGGGTATCAACATTGTTGTTGATGTTGTAGTGGCGCCAAAGGTATTCGACTGTATAGGCGCTCCCCTCCCTGACAGTGACATTCAGAGCTGACTGGATCGTTATCTCGATAGCGGTGGGATTGGTGGTGCCACCGCCACCACCGCCGGGAATGTTTACCGACTCTATGATATTGTCATCACCATCATAGAAATTCAGCATGCGTGTGACAGGGTCAAACGAGTGCTTTTTCGAGATGGTTGACTCGACATCGGCAATAGCGGCGACTACGGCCTTGTTTGCGACAGGGTTATCAGATTCGGCATTGAGCGACTGGTCGACATCCACATTGAAAGAGAGGTCAACATTCCCTTCCCTGTCGGGCTCCGGGGGTACAGCTCCGTTGATAGACACGGAGCGCACCTCCTGACGCCAGAACTGGTCAAGATCCCAGTCGCTGACGAGTGTTCCCGTAAACTGCCAGGTCTGCCATTTTCCGGCGGCATACATGAAGGTAATCTTACGGCCTCCCGTGCGCAGGGAAAGTGGAACTTTTCCGGCAGCTGCACCTCGATTGGTGGCGTTCCAGTCCTTAGTAATCTCGTGAATATTGATTACATTGCCGGTAGCGGAACCACCACCTATTTCCACCAGGCTCTTTTCTTCATCGTCAAAGCGATAGAGTTTAGAGCCGAGACGGAAAATTCGGTCAGTTCTTGGCGCAAGACAAGTGCCAATACGGTCAAATATGTTATAATCCGAAGGATAAGATGGGCCGGATGCCCCAGGGGTGACAAACTTATTATCAACGGAGGCATAGTATATGCCCTCGCGTTCAACATTCATCACGTCATTGGCTGTGGCAACATAGCCGATGAATTCAAGAACGCCGACATCAGCCACATGCTGATTGACCGTTTCCCTAAGCTCCAAGATGTCATCGGCCAGGCCGTCGACATCCTCCCGGAGCTGTTTACCTTTGGCACCGGAGTAGGCCGTCTGCTCCGTTTCGCCCAAAGCAAGGTCAGAACCAGTAGTAACAAAAGAGGAACCACCCCAACGATACTGTTTATTTGTTGAGATGTCAAGATAAATTTTCCCTGACATCGGAGAACGTCCGTCTAATGTTGACGGACCAAAAGACTCTGCACCGGGCCAGTTTGGGTAATACTTTATAGTACCAAGGCTCTGCCCGGTTGTGGCGGTAGTCTGGCCAACGAATGTTCCCAAAGACGGGACAAACAAAACTTTCTCGACAGACATAGCCGAGGCCGATTCGAGTGCCGGATTAGAAAAGTTCAGGAATCCGTTGAACTCGACCACGTCATCAACGTATGACGGGAGCTGATAAGCCGGGATAAGGCCGTGCTCGTCAAGGGTAGCGATGCCATTAATGGTACCAATTTTAGCCTTGATGCCGGAGATGTCGGCGAGAGCATTATCGGCCCGTTGGATGGCGATATTGGCATTACCCTGAGCATTTGCAGCTATGGCTTTTGCGTCCGAGGCTGTCGACATGGCTGAGGATGCCGTGGCATTGGCATTGCCAGCAGTCTGCATTGCCGTGGTAGCTTTTTCTATGGCAGAGAGGGCGTTCTGCAGTGCAGAATTTGCGGAGGTTTCCGCATTACCGGCTTTGGTCAACGCAGACTGAGCATTTTCAAGCGCAGTCCTGGAGTTGGCCAAGGCAGTCCGGACGTCATCACTCATGCCTGTCATGTCGATGGCTTTCATCTGAGCGATAAAATCATCGAGCAACGCCCCAAGATAGGCAGGCGTGATGGAATTCTGCGCCACCTTAGCTTTCAGGTCGTTGACTTTGAGTTGGAGAGAGGTGAAATCTGTCATAACTTGATGAATTCTTAGCCAAGGCAAAGCGCCAAGGCGATGAATGGGACAAATGTAGGGTGTGACAAGAGAGCGTTAAAAGACAATCAGCGCGTGTAGCCCATGCGCCTATAATGCTCGGTGCTATATCTTGCATTGTCTGAATCAAGAGCGGCACAGAACATGGACCGGAATTCGTCGCCCAACGATTCGGCCATAAAATCACGGAGATTCATCACAGAGGAGTAGTATTTCACAGAGAACCACCGGCGACGTTCACGCACTTTATCTCGGCCGATGTCGCCACTGTTTCCATGCGGAACCTCACGACCGACACCTAAATCCTGCCAAAGTCCATATTCGAGAAAATTCTGCGACAGCGTTATGTCGTAAAAACGCCCGTCGGCACGGACCGGCAGTTGCAACGGTGACCGCCAGAGTGCGCCTGTGTCTATGACTTTGAGCTTGTATATACGCTCGTCCCAGATGTCGATCATGGTTTTATTCCATGCCTCGACAAACTTTTGCCGGGCGTCTACTGCAGCAGTTCGGGGGTCAGCCATTCGTCAGGATTAAAAGAGAGGTCAGTATATGTGTCAAGAGCAATCTGAAAAAAGGCACATGCACAGCCAGTGAAGAAATATCGGTCAATCTCGGTAAAGGAAATCCGGGGGTCAATAAAGATGTTGTTTTCTTCGAGCCTCGTTTTCTCCTGAATCAATACCGACATGAACTGCCGGAACAACTCACGCATATTCTCCATGCACCGTTCACGGGCTTTCATGTCGTCGACCGCATGACGTTTGGCGAGGAACACCGTCTTGACACGTCGAGTGTGCGGAGTGTTCTCGATGTCAAGACCACCCTGCGATGTATCACTGACAGCGACAAATGCAGTTGTCGATGTCATCTCGCCGAGCGCGCCGTGGAATCCTTCAAGTGACGAGACGCGAGAAAAACGGTAAGCATTATCCTTTGCGAAACGGTTCAGACCGGTCAGTCTTTCAAAGAAAGCCGCCGCATCCCAGTTGAAATTAGAATCATTCATTTGGCAGGGTATTTTTTACGGATTTCATCATATTCACGCGCCTGAGCATCCAGCTCTGTAAGAGCCCTCATAGCCTCCAACGCGAGGATATCTCGTTCTTTGGTGATGTCGCCTTTGGTAAGGGCACGAATCTGAGCGTCAATATTACGGCGCATTTCATCATAACCGGGCGGTTCTGACTCACTGTCACCTCCAACTTTCTTGAAGAAATTGGGGAATAGTGCGGAAACAAGGTTTTTGACACCGGCCCACCAGTAGAATATGCCGAGAGTTTCGGCTGCGTTCATCCTGATGTTTTCCTTGTTGTATAGGATTTCGGCCATTTGCCGGAGCAAGGCATCATCGGGTTTAATCTGATAGCGCTGCCAGAGTGTTTCGCAAGCGAGCCAGGAGTCGAAAGAAAGACCCGAAGATATGTCGGCAGGGATAGCAGTGGCCCCATCTATAATCTCAAGCCGAACCGGTTCATGCGGTAACTCCTTAGTCCATGACAAGTGAGTGAGCGCCGCCGCCACAGTTTCGGCTGAGATCATAAATTCCTTATCGCCGGACTTTACGAGATAGCCCTTATCATAAGGGCAGATTACAGTCAGACCTGACCACTTGAAAAAGCACAAAGTCTGTACTTGTGCCGATGTCTGAAGGGCATAGTCCTCTTGTGAACGGTAGCCGACATTCTTATTGGAGAAATTGACGGCTACCATGGCGCACAGGAGAAACCGGAGTTGATCCTGTGACAACTCCGCCCAGGACGTAGGCACGGAAACATTAACGGTGGCCGCCATCAGAAGAAGAAACCGCCCCTTACGGTGTTTTTGAATGGTGTAACTTTGATTTTTTCACCCATCTCCTGCTCCCACTTTGCTTTCAGTTCCGGCCAATAGTTGAGCTGTGCAATTATCGGACGTGCCAGATGCCAGACCTCGTGTCCGTCCGGGCATTTGGCCTTTTGGTCGCAGAGGTGGAAAGAGATGTAACGCAGTTCAGCATTGACAATCATCTCATAGATATCCTTGCCGCCGTCGCCCTCAAAAGCCGGAAACACCGAGCGCAAGTCAGAAAGGAAGGATTCTCCGAGATAGGATTCCGACAATTCCTGTTCAAAACGGAGCGCAAGGTCGCGCATGGCCCTGTAAGTAGTCAAGATGTCCTTGTCACGGCGGAACTGCGGTACATAGCCCAGGTGAGGGATAAATGTTGCCCGGAACCATTGTCCGCCATAGGAGGATGTCCAAGCGCTGAACTTGTGCAGCTCAAGGACGAGAGCAGCGAGATTGGCGTCCACAAAAGAATCAAGGGAGGCCACAAGGCGCTCGACGCGCTCTTTCGAGGCGGGGGCCCTGCCATCTGTATTGATGACGGCAAATCCCGCAGGGCTTAAAGTGACATCAAGGGACGGCACAGCCTCGGAGAAGGCTTTATACACGATGATTTTTTCGGCGAGAGTGCGGAGTTCGCCTTCGGGCTGAAAGTCAGCGAGGACATTCTGCTCAAGCCACAGGCGAGCCGAGGTGAGCCATGGCAGCATCTTTTCATAGAGAGGCGTTTCTCCCTCGACCTCGTGAATAATATTCGGAATCAGAGTCCGCAGTCGGGTATTGTCAAGATTCAGGTCCATTTTTCTTATTGTTATTATTGGTTGATACCTCTTTTGCGTCGGCGTGTTCGTCCAAAGTAGTCAACTGGATAAAGGGGCAGTCGACGTGCACCCCTTTCCATTTGTTGAATCGGATAATGATTTCGTGGACGAGGAAAAGAATATCGTGATATGGCTTTTGCAACGCCTGTGCGATGGTGTAAAGCTCACGTTTGTCGGAACCGGAGTTATTGGTCTGAGCTTTTCCTGGCACAGACCCCACGAGGTTAGAGTGAACTCGCATCGTGAAACACATCATATTCACGGCCTCGGCGATGTCGCTCTCCCAGTCGCCGCCCTCCTTAGTCTTGCTGTCGATGGACGTGACAGTGATGTCGGCAGTCTCTCCCTTGCCATCGAGGGAGATACTTTTGGGAGTGAACAACACGGAGCCGGTATTCTCAACGTTTGTCAGGAATTCCAGCATCTCCTGTTTCTTCGCATTTATCAACTCCTCCTGCTTTTTGGGGTCGACAATATGCTGATTTGAAAAAAGGTTATCCCAATATCGGGGCGAAACCTCGATGACATACTTGATAGGGGCCGCATTTTTCAGTTTCGACATCTTCGCCTCCCCTATAAGCCTTTTGATGTTATACCAACTACCCTTGAACAAGGCGGCATAATGAGGGATAGGATAATACATAGAATCGACTCCGGGGAACCTTGACAGGATAGCAAACTTGCGAGTCTTAGTCTTGGTAGTTCCGGCGCCATTCTCGCGGGTGGCCCTCAGGCCCATGCGCTGCTGAAGGTCTTTCCATGGCGAGCGGGGGTCAAGCAGTTCGATTTCCTCGACAGTGTCAGACTGTGCGAGATTGCGGAATGGAGCGAACAAGACCTTTGTAATTTTACCGGTCTTTTCATCCGCAGGGCAGAAACGACAGTAACAAGCCGGTTTCCGGTGCAGCTCGACGATTTTGTCACCGTCATCATTCAGAATAATGACGGATATAGAAAAGTTGTAATGCTTGAAATCCTGACACACGCCGAGGAAATAATCGGGCATAGGATTATCAAGAAGAAAGTCCTCGACCTCAGACTTGACAGCCTCCGGAGCCGCCTCGGTGCAGTATTTAAGCCCACTGCCATAGCATACCTCGGCATTAAAAATCTGACAGGTTGAGAGCGTTTCATCTTTCTCGATCAAGTCGAGAAGATTATACGGTAACATGTCGTCCGCGCCCCATGTGACGTATTGGGTGCCGTCATGTGTTGTGGCAATATTGAGGTCATTGGCCTCACGGAAAACGGTTGTAGTCTTAGTGACGATAGCAGCCCGGACATTAGTCTGAGGAACATGATGAACGGAGAATGAGTCGAAGAAACCGCTCGACGGATAGAATTCAGGTTTTCGGGCCGGTTTATTAGCTTTTTTCATTGGAGAGAGTGAGAGATTGAGTTAGAGGAAAACGTCGAAATCATTAATACCGATAATGCAGACGTCATGGATGGTGCGAATCTGGCCGGAGCGAGTGAATTTAATAGACCTCGTACCTTTATAGCGGTCATAGCTTAGAGATACGATGTCATCTCCTGTCAGAATCTTACCTTTGGAGGTGATGACCCTCAGGGAAACGCGCTCGCCACGGCTGAGCAAGGCGAGTGCCTGTGATAAATGGATAGCCTTTTTCATGCGAACTCTGCTGTAAATTCATGTGAGAAAATATGAGTGCGCGACGGCATAAGAGCACCCATGTCGGAAGATATGAGCAGAGGTCGCTCGCCGACAAAGCGAAATGTAAACTTTATCGAGGAGAGCGATTCATCATCATTATCGACCTCGATAGAATGGTCAGTAATGAGTACGTTATAATCATAGCCGGAGGCACACAACTGAATGTCCCGCGAGCTGATGAGCTGTTCTACCTCCCGGATCTGCTCATCGGTAAGAGGACCGGTCTGCATTTCATAGGTGCGCTCGACGGTCTGATTATACTGCATTGCCCGACCGGAACAAACTGCGGTTTCCCGGTCAACCTTAGTCTTACGGTTGACGATGCCAACGACATCAATATATTCGTAGGCATTAAACATGTTACGGAAACCGAATGTGAGGAAAAACGGATGTTCAAGAAGATAGAAAATCTTCTGCATCGGGCCGTGAGAAATGGCAAAATAAGATACTGACGCAAGGACATCACCAGTTTCGACATCGGACTGATTGAGGGCGAAACGTATGATTTCATTGACAGAGAACGACACATGATTAGAGGCTGCTCTCCGATTGAAAATTGTTTCTAACATAGCCGTATTCCCTGAGGAATCCAAGCCGACAACCTGCACCCGATATTCAGTGGAGCCATTATTCCAGTGGGCGAGAGATATGGCCGAGTTTCTATGGACGATGGAATGTCCGGCAGCACACAGGAAACATTGTGTATGGTCGAAATCCGGGTCAAGCTCGTATTCACAATAGAGTGCGGTAAATTCTACGGAAACGCCATCAAACCGAATTTCCATCATATCCCAAAGGCGCCCCTTGATGCGAAACCGTTCCTCGATAAGTGAACCTATGTCTGACAGCTCCACCACGCCATTATGAGGGTATAGCGTGGTGGAAAAAAACTTGTCTATCTCACCATCAGGGTCGCGCACAATCTCGACAAGAATCTTTGTCTTGTCGGTGCGAGCCTTGAGAGAGTACAGCGCAGAAGTAAGAATCGGCGAGTCCTGTGACAAAGGGGTTATTATTGTTGTAGCCATGTCACAAAATTAGGCTGTGGCACACAGGCTATAAAAGACAAACGGCGAGCGGTCGCCCTCCTATGGGTGCCGCGAGCCTCCGCAGTCGCCCAAGAGACAGCTCGCCTCACGAATGAGGCGAGCGTCATGTCAGGCTTTTTTGACTGACTTTTTAACCTTTGGCTCTTCAAGCTGTTCGCAAATTGCGACACGGTGCCCTGCCCTCACCAACTTGGGGAGATATGTGTCGAGGGCGTGATGTGGGAAACCTGCGAGTTCGATGCTTGATTTTTTTCCATTGGCACGGCGAGTGAGAGTGATACCAAGGACATCTGAGGCGGTGATTGCATCCTCGCCGAAGATTTCATAAAAATCGCCGACACGGAAAAGTAAGATTGCATCGGGGTGCTTTTTCTTCATTTCCTTATATTGCCGCAGTATGGGAGTAACGGCAACCGGCTCAACTTTTTCGGCCTTAGGCTCGGCCTCCTTTTGGGGTTCGGCCTCCTTTTCAGCGATGACCTCTGCCTCGGCTTTTGCCTTAGCCTCCGCGCGAGCCTTTGCGCGATTGCTGACCGCGCCTGTGCGCTTTATTTCGGCTTGTAAAAGGGCAAAAGCATTTTTGGAGATAGGACAATTATCGCCTTTGAGCATAAAGGCATAGTTAAGTGCATTGGCGGCATTGGTAAAATTGCAGATGTACCAAATTGAACGGTCCGACATATATGTGCCAACGGAAATGAGGGCCGACGCTTTCGTAGTGGAGGCTGTACCGTCCGCGTAGATGTTAAGCTCAAGGAGCGACTGAGGGGCGATGAACGCGGTAACGCATACGGGCGTGGGGAGTGCTGCGGCAGCGGCAAAGAGATTGTTAGCGGCGGTGGTGTTAGCGGTGGTGTTGGCTGTCTGTGACATGGTGAAATGTTTTTAGAGTTATTGATTCTGTGGATTAGCACCCGAAGAAGATGCGGAAAAAGGCATTTTCGACCTCTACCTCAAAATGTGCAGTGCCGTTATTGGACTTGCGACCATTTATCGGATTGGAGGAGAGGTGAGCAGCTTTTACAAGCTCTTGGGATTTGTTGATTTCAGGCTTCTGTGAGCCAGTGGGCTGTACTTTATTCATAATTTTCTGTTCCATTTTTCGTCCTTGTTATCGAGTTTGATTTAGCTTTTACATTGCAGAATGAGGGTGGACGAAAGCACCAGAGGCAAATTTTTGGAGGAAAATACTCTGCCGCAGGTAGGAAGATTTTCAGCCAAAGCAGAGCCTAATTTGCAGGGTGCGTGTCTGCCCTAACTTCGCGATGTGAATAGCGTCCAAATCAAATCCCGATACAAGGGCGCCGGGAAAATGGATAGGAAATACCATAGACGTACAGCCTGCAGGATCATAGAGGCCGATGCGTGCAGAAATCAAGAAATACCAAGAGAAAATGAGTCAGCGATTGAAACCTTCCGGCCGAGACTCAAGGCTCGGTGCGCAGCATGAAAGCGCGACCTACAGGGTGACTCCATAAACAAAAAGGTCGCCCCCGGAATAACCGAGAACGACCATAGAGAGAAAGGAGAGAGAGGAGAATGAGTCACCCGTCAATAGCGAGGAGATAGGAGGCGAGCCATGGTAGCCAGCAGACAGCCACGCCTCCGGCCATAGTCCAGAGCCAATCCCATACGCAGAAATGGTTGCCTTTCATTCGGGAATCATGGAGTTCCTTAATGAAACCTACGATGGCGACAGCTACCAGTGCCACGGCCAACGACCACCAGGGCATGTGTGGAGGAATGTGAGCGAAGATTACGCCTACAAGGAGGGCTATCACAAGGCCCATTACGAAATGGAGCAACTTGTCGTAACCGCGTTTGTCTTTGCAGAGTGTCATTTTCGAGATTTGATTAGAAAGATTAGAAAAATGATGATTGCCGATAAAATCGAGAAAAAGACTACCCAGTCAGCGGGACGGAGAATATCATTATCAGTCCTGGTGTCCTTTGCGATGTCGGTAGAGGATTGAGCTGAAAGATTTACAGTCTTTTGCTCATCAACCGTGACCTGTTCATGTGAGGTATGTTCGGTAGTTTCCTTTGCCTTGGCGTTCTCGATGGTTATTGACTTGGGAGCGGCACGAGCGTCAGGGTGTACCGAGTCAGGAGGAAAAAACTCGACCTTAATTCCAGACAGCTCCAGCTCACGCGAGGCGGAAAGGAGAGAGAGGATATCATCCGCCATGTGAGAGTCATGTACCTCGTCGACTACAAGTGACGTCGTATCGGCGTATTGTGTGAAAGTCTGCCGGGAAGAACGGCACGAGCAGAGGGCCGACAGCAGTACGATTGAAAGAATGATTATAAGTCGCATAATTTGAAGGAGGGGCATGCCTTGTTTGCAAATTCGTAGTGACAGTGAACCTCGGCGCCGGGATATTTCTCTAAAAGGGCCGCGACAAGTTCGCGGAGAGCCTTTTTCTGAGCGGGAGTTCTGGTGTCTTTGGGAGTGTGGCTGCCATCGGCGCCCTCGCCTCCGACATAACTGATGCCGATAGAGCATGTATTCTGTCCGGTGCAGTGAGCACCTACGACAGATTCCGGGCGCCCTGCATGTATTGAGCCATCTCGATATATGACGTAGTGATAGCCGATATCCGAGAATCCACGGGTGAGATGCCACTGGCGAATCTGTTCCACTGTAAAGTCACGGCCTTCGGGCGTGGCAGTACAGTGAAGAATAATCTTGGTAATTGTACGGCGATACTGTGTAACACCAAGAGCTGCCCAGGTCTTTGGGCCGACGATTCCATCAGCTTTAAGATTTTTCTCAGACTGGAATACTTTGACAGCCTCCTCGGTGACAGGGCCAAAGATTCCATCGACATGTAAGGAAAGTTTTCCTTGCAGCAGGCGGACATCCTGACCTCTGCTGCCTAAACGGAGTGTCTGCATCATATCGGGATATTAAGTCGGCGCATGCGGGCCTGAAGAATAGCATCAAGGCTTGTCATGTGTTCGAGCTGCTGACGGATTAAAAACTGATCTTCGGGGTCAAGCCGATTAAAACGGCTCTGGTCATCGCAGAAAGCGCGAAGATTCTTGACATGCCGGGCATTGCGACTGTGCAATTCGGCGAGGCGGAGTTCAAACGGTTTCATTGGTAGAATTTTTAGAGGTTTCGCGGTCCCGGACAGTTTCAAGGAAGGCTTTGAGCTGAGAATTAAGGTCAATTCCCAAGAAGGCTCCTGCGGCGACAAGCAACATGCCGAATACCGTAATAACCGAGGGATGAATTTCACCCACAGGCGGCATATAGAGAGCCAACATGACAACGACCATACCGAAAACGACGAGCACGAAGGCAAGAACGGACTGGGCCGTCAAGTGTCGTTTGAAGGTTGATACTGATTGTGACATAGCGGAGAGAGGTTGATTGATTATGCCGCAAAGGTACAGAGGCACGAATGTACGGTAAAAGACAGGATGCGCTACATTACGCCGGACACGTCAGCGAAAGAACCGCCAAAATATGGGAAATTCTCACACCCGATATAGAGGGTGTCAAAAGCATCTGTGCCGTCCGTGCGCAATTCGAGTCTGTCATCTTCCGTCTCGGCAAGTTTTTCGCCGCTCTTATCTTTGTGGAATCCGGTTCGGCCACGAGTAACACCGGCAGACTGAATAGCGAGAATAAGGTCATCGTTATTCTGACGGTTGAAATAAGGCGTCAGACGGTTTTGACCTGCAAAACCATGGTTGATAAGGTGGTATTTCTCCTCATGTCGCATAGGATTACCGAGAGGTGTTGCTACTACGTGCCATCCGCGTTTTCGGAACTCGTCGATAATAGTGTGACGGAAATCGACGGAGTTGACGGCGTAGTTAGAACCGAGTGCTGTAGTATCATAGTAGAAAACCACTGTCTTACATTTGTGATGGGCGTAATACTGGCAGAACTCAGCCACGAGAGCCGGAATCTTCCTCTCATATTTCACATAGAAAGATTTGAGGACATTGAGTCGGCCAAGGCGTTCATCGGGCTGTCCGGCCACAATCCAGTTGATATTGGCATTATAGTCCATACCGATGCAGATTGGCCTATATCTGTCAAGATCGCGGTCGGCCCGGCAGTCGAGAGCTTCGGGCTGAAAGTCGAATCCGAGAGTGTCGAGGTATTCAAAATCGCTGTCGTTATACTTATGATCCTCTTTCATGGAGGAGTAGAAACCATCGCGCGCAATACCGATTTTCTGGCACATTATCGAGGTCTGAAACGTGAGCGGTGTAAGGTCACGTTTCATGTCCCTAAGGTATTGTTCGCCCAGGAGCTCGACGTTCTCAACCGAGGAATATTCCCGGTAGTAGGTGGCGACAGAGCGGAGCTTATTGATGTAGGCGTCAAGGCGGCGAAGATGGCCCCGGAGATAAGAGGGCGGCTCGACGCCCTTTTTTCTCAATTCGAGAATCTTCTGCTTTTGGCGCCATTGCTCATAAACGCCGCCCTCGATTGCCCGGATGATTTCCGGATTCATCTTTTTCTCATATTCGAGGAACCATGAACCTTTCTTACTCTGCGGCATATCCGAGAGAATCAAGACGGCATGATTGAATGAGTGGCGCGAGAAATGGGTCTTGATGCCACCATTCGCGGGGAATGTTTCCTCATGTAGCCGGACAGGGTCAATAAATTTGGCCTCGTCGATAAGGAGCCATGAGAGTGTAAGCGAGTTTGCGGCTCCGGTGCGATCCTGTGAAAGAATCACTGCCACCGAACCATTATAAAACGATATGACCTGCTCCCAGTCATGCGGTTCGGTGATAGGCTTTGCAAAGGACTTTGGCGGACGTCGGCCGACTACATAGTGAACTCCCTTCTTATATCCCCAGCGCTCCCATGCGGCAAAAAGGCCGGGGAGTGTGTTCGTGAGACCGTGTTTGAAAGTAGGCACCACGATACCACCGGTAGAGCCGGGCATGCGCTGCATCATTTTCAGCGTATAGGGAGCGGCGATTGAGTCGGTCTTACCGGTACGGCGCCCGGCCACAATTACGGTGGTACGGGCTCCGATAAGCTGCGCCATGAGCTGCGGGCGGTTGAAATATGTAGGCTTAGCCTTGGGATTGATTATTTCCATCGGAGAGAGGTGCAAAGAGTTGTTTTTCTTCAAGGTCGGCCTCCTCAAACTCCACATCTTCAATATCACGGAAATCCCGCGACAGCTCCTTTGTGAGCTTAGCGATGTGATTGTAGACATCGGGGATAGGTTCAAGACCGAGGACACGGACATCGAGAGTGGCGCAGAACGGTTGAATCACAATCTCGTCATAGGGCATGGTCATTTCATCCTCCATGTCGACGCGATTGTATTTGGCGTATGATGCGGCGACACGTTCCATAGTCTTAGTGTCCTTACGGGCCTTAGCCATCGCGTATGTTTCCAGGAACATCTCATTGGCGCGCGCCCTGTGGAAATCACGGGATTTCTGCGACAGCAGAGGCACGAGCTGATGGATAATGTTGATGTCTGAATATGCCGTTGACTGGGATACGTCATAGCGGGACATTATGGCATCGCGCAACTGACGGTCTTTCATCGACGGATTGGCAAGCCAATAATTATACATCTCGCGGAGGCGCATAACGCGCTCGGCGAGGGCCAAAGGATATTTTTCGCGGAGTTCATCCTCTGAGGCAAAGAGGTCGACCTTGCAGGCGTCAAGCGGAGAGAGAAGATTCGGCATAATAGAATGAATGGAGAATGTTACTCGTCATCTTCCATGTCGAGCAACGCCCGCTCTGACATTTCCAGAGCGGCAGGTGAGCCAACACGGGCAAGCATGGCCATCTGTTTACGGATTTCTATCTTCTGCGACAGCTTGCCCCGCAGGTAGGCTTTACGGGCAGGCGAGTCAGCCATTGCGATATCGCTCTTGAATTCCTCCTCCGGCACGTCAAGAGTAATGGCGATTTCGGTAGGAGTGATATAAAGAGCTGCCATCTGTTCAACGGTTGTCAACTGTTCGGCTGAATATATCATGGAAAGGCACGGATTGACGGGTTATTACATAATCGAGCTGTTGGTGCAGACTGTCAAACACTGATGTGTCAGTGGTGATAAACCCTGACTCATAGCGGTTGCCGCGAGTAAGGTTCTGCGACATCACCACAGCCACTTTCCATTCTTCGTTAGATACGAGAAGAATTTTCGAGTGGTTATCGGAGAGATAGCAGTTTTCGACAGTCTGAGCGATGAACGGCCACAGTTTGAGCGTCTTGTTTGTAGCCTTGAAATCGAGGACGATGTCAAGGGTGCGCACAAGGCCCTCCTTCTCGATGAAGAATATCCGTCGGAGAAATTCTTCGGAAATAGAGAAGGAGGTCATCTGCACGTCAGCAGGGCCGGTCTGAGAGAGCGTCCATTTGAGAATGTCCGCAACCTGGAGGGCATTGTTCAGATAAGCCTGATAGCCCTTTTCTGCGAGCGGAGATAGAATATCGGCTATTGATGTCGAGCGGTTCATCAGAGCAGTCCTGCAGCGGTCATTTTCTCACGGATAGCGACAGTTGGCGAGGCAATACGGGAGTATGTCTCGCGTATTCGGTCGGCCAAAGCATCACTTGGATTGGCAGGATCATATTTGCCGAGGAGCAGATGAATGACACGGGCCGCATTTCGAGAATCGGACCGGGAATCGGTGACGAGCTGCACAGCGGCGGCAGGTGTACCCTTTACATAATGGTCATAGCGATTCCAGTTCTCCCGATAGAGAGTATCGAGAGCGATGATTTCCTTAGCCCAGGGATAGCGGTCAGAGTCCGGGCATGTAGAGTTCTCCGGGGTAATCATCCGGAGCCGGACATGGCACTCGCGCATTTTACGGAGTATGTCGGCATTGTCGACATACAGCTGCTTGATTTCATCGGGCAGCTCGTCATGGTCGGCCCGTTTGCCACGCTGTAATTCGGTACGCTTGGAGGAGCCTTCCGGGTTGGCAAGCCCGCGAGCCTGAGCTATGGACTCAACATCGGCCATCATCGAGCGAACCTGTGCATGGGTGATTTCAGCAAGGCGCCCCTTGTAGATTTTTCTGAGATTATATTCGATAGTGTCAGCATGACGCGTTATATTGCGCGTGATGTTGGCATATAGAATTTTATTCCTGGTTATGCGGAGCAGGAGGTCAGCGCCCTCACGGAGATTGCGCTGTGATGGCTCTGTTTCAAGCCATTCCTTAATTTTCGGAGTGAGTTCGAGGTCAATCATAATTTGTTGTTTATACCGGCAACAAACAAGGTGTTCTTGCCGTGTTTCAATAAAAGCTCGTGCATCCCTTTTAGAGTAGATCCAGTGGTGACAAAGTCATCGAAAACTATGACGTTAGGCTCAGGGGGCAGTAGATTGAGGGTAAAAACCGCGTTGACACGCTGCCGCGAGCTGCAAAGGGCGACATCCTCGTAAAATGGGATTTCCAACTTTTCGTGAATCTGTTCACAGATAAGAGTGGCGAAATTATGCTCCTTATGCCGTCGTTTTGGCGATGTGCAGATACACCAGTGGCCGGAGGAGAGCGCGGGGCCAAGGTACTTAATGAGAAAGTCCGACACGGCCTCCGCAAAGTGCGGGATTTCAGCCGGGTCGGACTTTATCTCCGAGAGTGTTCTACCCATGAGAGATTTTTGCCAGAGGGACAGGAACCACAGTCCGGCTCGCGGTGTAATCCTTGGGCGAAAGTCGAAATTACACCTTGCCTCTGTGGACTTATCCCAGGCCTTGCGCTCCCGGACAGCGAAGATGTCACGACCATTAGAAAGAGCTCCGAGAGCCGGAGAGCCATCTGCCACCTTAAAATCCGAGAGGATAGAGGTGACGTCGGCCATCAGGCTCCCGGAGTCTTTGTCAACCGGGTCAGGGCTCCTCATTGATGATTCCGTCCTCGGTGACGATAGGACCGGTGTAGAACGGCGTCTCGACGGGATCATCGGCCTCTACGAGAATTGTAGTGCCGGCGGTACCTGTCGCGCCCTGGCCGTTGTCGCGTGAGGGAGAAACGAGCGCGCCGTCATATTGCTCGCAACCGATGACGCGATACTTGCCTCTCATGTCCTCGACAAGCACAACGATGCGTGTGTTGATGAGAGAGGTGGCGGCGGTAGCGGCGGATTCGTCGATTTTCGGATGGATGAAAGAGCCGGTGACCTTGAACGTGCGGGAAGGCTCCTCGCCCTGGGATTCCGACTTGAAATCGGCCTTTCCGGGAAGATGATCGAGCGGACGCCATTTCTCTCCCTCGGCGAGAGTGAAGGCACCGTCATATATCGAAGATGTAGGACGGTCAAACTCGTCGACAGGAATTTTAGGCCAGTTCACGATAGCCCCGACCGAGAGGAACCAAGCGCGACGCTTGATGCCCGGAGTCACGGGCACACCCTGACAGTATCTCATATCAGTCAGAGTGCTGAAACATTTGTTAGTAGCGTTTTCTGCCATGATTCAACGTATTAGATGTTAGGCCACTGAGAGGTCGATGTAACGGAAACGGCGCGGGTCGATGGTGCGGTACTGGAAACCAAGCCACATGTCCGAGGCCATTGAGAGGTCATAGTGGCCCTGGCGCATGATGTCGACCGATGTCTGGTCAGCATCGTTGTATGTGCCGTAGAGAAGATTGGATGTCTGAGTGACGATAGCCCTGTCGGTGCCGTCGAGTTCGGGAACCGGGATGATTGTGAGCTTGTGGCCCGACCCTTCGACGTATGGCTGATCATACTGCTTGTTGTAGACGAGGCCAGTGTGCGAGAGCAGATAAGACTCGTTGTAGGCATCGGCGAAGGAGGTAGGACAGAGCATGACATTGTTCTCACGGCGGAGGAACTGATTCGACGAGAATACAATCTCTTTTGCGATGTCGCAGGCGTTGGCATTGGTGACCGCCTCCCCAACCTTGAAAAGATTGCCTTTGGCCTCTGAGATGTTGCCGGCCTCGATTTCAGCGTCGGCGATGGTGAGGAGGCCGTCGCAGAGGTCAAGGGTGGTATCACCGTCAGGATTGCGCTTGCCGGTGAAAGCGCACTGGGCGATATGCTGACCGCGGGCTTTCACGAGCTGCGCGAGCACGAGGAATGTTGTACCGGCTTTCTTGATGGCCTCGGTGATGACCGGGTCATGGTAGCCCAGGGGGATGTCGAGATAGTCGACGGGTGCGAAAGTTTCGATGACGTTGCCATGGAACGTCTCGATTTCGCGGTAGTCGATATTGACGGATGCCTTTGAAACGCGGTCGCGCTTGAATGGGGCGAACTGGGAATTGCCGGAGATTTCGCCGAAACGACGTTTGCCACGGAGTTTCTTGACAGGCACGAAGAATTTCAGCACGTCAGCGGCGGCACGGATGGGGAGCTGTCTGAGGACAGGGTCCCACTGGATACAGGTGTCCTTATACTGCTGAAGGATCTCGTCAGAGATGACGATTTTTGCAGAATTGTCAGGCATTGTGGAGAGAGATTGAGGTTAGAGGATTAGAGAAGGCCATCGCAGAGGGCGTCACAGACCTTGTCGATATCGAGGCCGTTGAGCGGGTTGGTGTCCTTTGAGGTTTCGGTGAAGTCAGCGGTCTTGGATGCGGGCTCTTTCACGAGGTCGGCAATCTTGGCGTTGAGTTCGTTGATTTTGTTGTCCTTCTCGGTGATTTTGGCATTGAGGTCATTGACCGTGGCATCATGCCCGGCGACAGCGGCCTCAAGTTTGTCGGCCTGTTCCTCGGTGAGCGTGAGCTTACCGTCGGCGACAGTGACCGAGGCGCCCAGAAGGGCGGCGACAGCGGTGAGTGCTTTTGACATTTGAGGAGTGGATTGTGCGGCGTCCGGCGCTTTGGCCTCGGCTGCGGGTTTTGAATGTGATGATGTGAACGGACGCAAGAGGCGTTCAAGGAATGAGCCTTTCTTGACATCGACCGGGGGCATGGGGATTCCCTCTTTGGCAAGCGCGTCGGCAACGACATCGGTGATTTCGGGGGCTGCATCCTCCGGTTCATCGGTGATCTCATCGACAAAGCCCCATTCGAGGGCTTGCCTGGCGGTGAGCCATGCGCCCTCTTTCATCAGGGCCAGCAAGTCCTCTTTGGGCTTTTTGCAGCGCGAGGCATACATGCCGGCGATGCAACCGTCGATGGTCTCGTTGTCTTTTTTGAGTTTTTCGAGGTCGGCGATATGAGCGGCGAGCTCGTCGGCGTTCATGTAGTCCCACTCGAAAACCACACTCATGCACTTATGCACGAGGAATAGGGCGTTTGCGTCGATGGAAACGTGCTTAGCCCCCATCGCGGCGATGGTGGCGGCCGAGGCGTTCATGCCTACATAGTGGCAGTGTACGTTACCATGGAGCTTGAAGAGAGAGGAAATCGAGAGGGCTGTGTCGACACGCCCTCCGGTAGAGTCAATCAAGACGCAAACCTCTTTGTCCTTGTGCTTGTCAAGGACAACATTGACCATGTCGGCTGAAAAGTTCCAGTCGCCGACATAGCCTTTGAGGTAGAGATTGTAATTCTTAGGCATAGCGGTTGATTGTCTATGCCACAAAATTACTGGAGACCGAGAGCGCGCTAAAAGACTATAAAAGCGTCAGAGGACGCACGGGAGCACAGATTTCTGTGCGATGTGAGTGATTTTATATGTTCGGACTGCGGGGCTGCCTCCCGGCTCGCCGGTAGAGTCCGAATAGCTGATTATCGGGTAACGGCCCTCGCGGGTACCGATAAGCTTTTGTCTGCCTCCGGCACCCGTCACCACGAAGGCGAGGTTTTCACCTTCGGGTAACGGATGGAGGGTAGAAAACTCCAAAGTGGATTTTTCCTGGCGTGTGCCATTGACCTTTGATCCCTCCCATTTAAGAATAGGACGCCCGACAAAATCCACAGTGACGGACGGCGCGGCGATGGCAACCATGCAGCCACATATAGAGTGCAACATCAGTCCGGCAGGGAGAGCATCACAGCGGACAATCTGAATTTTACGGATACCGGGGAGAGAAAAGAAACTCATGGCAACGGGTGTTTCGGGCGTTTTGGTTGAAATGGTCGGAATGGTTGGAATGGGCGTTTTGGTAATTTTCGCCGCTGAGGTCAACGTGATTTAACGGAATTTAACTGTCTTGCGCTTGACTTTTCTTGCGCATGCGAGAATACATCTGACGGATGGTTTCCCAGTTGCGCTCGGTACGGTCGATGCCGTGGCGGTCCATGAATTCATAGATGATGTCGGTAATCTGGACGTCATGGCTGAAAAGTTCATGCAGTTCATTAGACAGTGTCGACTGAAAGAGTTTTTTACAGGCAGAGATCAAGGCCGTCTGCCCCGTCGGAGAGAGATAGTTGAACGTGGCCGGATTGATTCCCTTGAAAGTCGGCACCTCGACAGGAATCTGCCCGGAGGTGTCGCCGGGGCGAAAGTCGCGCGGCGCCTTCCGGAGCAAAGAGCTAAGGACGGCACGAGGAGCCGAACCACGAGGAAACACAACTCTCTCCGACTCGTCATCCCAAAAATCGTGACGCAGCCATTGACCGAGATATTCGGGCGGATTGATGTAGACGGAGAATTGTGACATGTGATAAATCAGAGTGGTTTATGTGAATGTATTACAGGTGCAAATTTACGAAAAATTCTGCAATCGTTTAAGTTTACATTCTTGAATAGTTAAAGCATCTCCGAAAAATCCGCTCAGGTAGGTGCAATTCCGCAGTGCAAGTGTGCGTATAACTCCATGTGCCACCATTTCAAGTGGTTAGGCGCGCACGAATATCGTGCAAAAGGTGCGGTCAGGCTGTGCCTCCGATATGAGAATTTGTACATCAGTGCAATAGTGCGCAAAAGTGCGGAAATCGTGCGCTACCTAATAGGCTGATTTACAAATGCAAACGGCTATTCTGTACGAATGTACTCTTTTTTTCTCTTACAATAGGCGGAAGAAAAAAATAATTATTAGATTGTTTCACGTGGAACATAAAAATTTGTATATCAATATATTACCTCCGATTTACATACAGATGCGGGCGGAACCTGGGGGCACC